TCTGCGTCCCAGGAAACGTTCTCCGAATAAACTTGCACTCATACTTTTCTTACTCCTTTCATTTAATTTCTTGAGTGTATAACTATTATAACACTTAATTAATCTTTTGTCAACCCTCTATTTTCTTCAAAGTTTACCGCATCTAATACGGCTTGCTCACCAGCTTTAACCTCTGGAGCAGCATATGGATTATTGTTTATATAGTATTCAGCCCTACGCCTAGCGTCTACTAAGGTAGGAGCATAGCCTATAAAGCCAAAGCTATCCATACCGCCAATGGCCCTGGTAATCCCTGGTACGCCATGCCACAAGTGTCGATAGATAACTGTACCATCATCCTGTAGGCGGTGGCAAACATAAGAATAGTGTTCTTCTCTTGGGCCATCATTCTTCTCCAACTTCTCTACATCTATTACATCGTTACATACGTAACACATATTGTATTGCTTAGTCTCCAACGTTTACCATCTTTCTTTCATCTGATAGATTTCGCCACATTGCGTCCCACTTTCTTTGCATAACCAAATCTTCATGGTTTAAGCCCTTTAGGTAAGGGGTAGTCAATTGCCAAGCATCACCATAAGGAATCCATGCTAGAGTTAAGGGATTCTCATGCACTACCATATAATATGCTGAACCATCTGCTACAGGAAAATGCATTATATTCTCCCATCCTATGGAATCCATTTCTGCTTTCTCTTGTGCCATGCAATCATAAATATCTTTACAATCACAACCTTGCCCACCACGATAAGTTTGTTTATCCCAATGTCCTCTTACATGTGCCTTCAATATTCTAGCCATTATCTTTTCTCCACTCCTTTTATTTCTATCCCCATTATAACACAACTCTGTTAATTTGTCAAGTCCACTTCTTCTATTTGAAAATCGAACTTGGCTGGCCCATAAAAACCGAATTCTTCTAGTACATGTTGGAAGCCACGCATGATATGTTCTGATTCATTCTGTACGCTTTCTTCTGCAACTTCTTGATAGGATTGGGGAAACTTCAATGTACGGTTTACCATCATATCAATTGGGAACGAGAACGTCCCTGTTACCGTAAAGTTCTTTGGAATCATGTATGGGTTTTCATTGTTCATCTTATACTCCCTTTAATTTCTCCGCACCTTGTACAACGCATCCTTAACCACGTTTTCTCTAGGGGCATCCAGCAATGTTCATGTTTCTTTTTGAAAGGGTTTGTCAACTTTCTCCTTTATTATAACAGTTATTTTAATTCTTGTCAACCCTTTGCTAATTCTTCTTCTCTTGCATACTTTAATTGCTTTCGTATGTATGTGTTTTCTGCCATTACTGCTGTAGTCATTTTATGCGCTGATTCAAGAAGGTCATATGCCTCACTCAATTCTCCACACAATTCTGTTACCTTTTCAAGTAACTCATCATTAGTAAAGCCTGTAAAATCTTCTGATTTACATGGTAGTTCTTCTATCTCTATTTCTTGTTTCTTTTTCGTATATTTTCTAACAGCCATTTCCCATCAGCCCTCTTCTCTCCTTCTCTAATTCCATACATCCATTCTATCTCTAATGTTTCTGCGTGTAAAGCGTCTGCACAATTCCAGCACATTCCTACTACTTTACCGTTTAGATTCTGCCAAGAGAAGAAACCAGCGTGTACATTATCTTTCGGTTTCAATCCGCAACTCTTGCAAATAGTTGGTACTTCTCTCTTATCTTTCTTCATATAAGTTAGTCCACTTCCCACAACGTCTGCACGTACCTTCAGCATTATCACCTTCAACATATACTGCTGGATAATCCATTAAAGGTTGTTGGTGGCATTTAGTCTTCCACACAATGTAATCAGTTACGTTGTTTAATATTTCTGTGCCTTGTTCTTCGCTATGTATAACGTATGTCACAACCATTATATTATCGCTCCTGGCAAACAATCTGTGAATCCTGGCAACCATCTTGTAACTACTAACCATGTCATTTCAAATAAACCAAAGAACGGTTGAGTTACTAACCAACTACCAATATCTATATTACAATGATATCCTACCATATCTCTCCCCCTTTAATAAACCAAATAATAGCCCAGAAAAGTATCCCTATAAAGGCTAGGATTCTCGCTGGTTGTGGTTGTTGCTCCATCAGGTCTAACCAATCCTATTGAAACCATCGAATAAACTAATCTCATTGATTCTAACATCTTCTCTACCAAAACATTATACTCCTATCATAATAAATCTTTTACTACTATCATGCCTGTAACGAATCCTACTAGAAAGGTTAACGTAAACAAGTAGTAATCTGTTACAGAGTATCCACCATCATCTTTCATGTAGTTCTCCTTAAAGCAATTAGGGTAAGTGTATTTCAACTTACCCCAATTATACCACAGTTATTTAATCTTGTCAACTATCCTTGCATAAAGGAACTAATCACTTGTGGTTCTGAGTGGGAACAAGTCTTGTCAGTCCAATCCATGTACATACTATAACTCTTTTGCATAGTGGCTACGCAATCCCTGCAAAAGCAATCTGCGTTTTTAACCACCCATTCAAATTGAGCCGTAGCGGATAGTTGATTCACGGCTTTGATTCTTCCTTCTCTTCCATGATATTTAGCGGTGTAATACTTTTCCCAGGTTTGTTCCAGTTTCTCCATATCTTTTGCGTCCATTCTCATACTCCTAAATATATTTATCGTAATCTATTCGGCTATTAATTACTTGATACGTGTAGTCATGTCTACTCCTTGGTTCTGGATTGAGTACAGCTTCTAACGCCTTCTTCCAATCGTCTACTCTATCAGATGCAATCCTTGCTTGTATAATTAACTCTAGCATTTCCTGATAGTTCTCTATGAACGTGTCCATAAAGGTTCCATAGTTATTCATTATACACCCTTTTCTCCGAATAGTCAACCCCCTGCCAATGAACCTTTAAAGCAATGTCTACAGCATCTGATAAATTTGAATTAGTTACTGTAAAATTGTTGTTGTCTTTATCAGGTAATTGTAATGTCCATTGGCAATAGTTTCCTGTATGCTTCTCTTTCCAATTCTTCATCCTTACTTCGGCACACCACACATCACCAAACAATTTCCTAATAGCTTCTACATCTGTATCCGATAAAGTCATTCCTGTTTGAGTTGCGTGGGGATTAATCTTCTGTACCATCATCACCTACCAAAGCCTTTCTAGTTAGTATAGTTTCCTGTTCAATTACTTGGGATACTTCCCGAATGATTATGGTTTCCTGTCTAATGATTATAGTTTCTTCTAGTAAGTCCACACTAATTTTTAATAACCGTTTAGATACTTGAAGTATCTGCCAATTTATCCACACTAAGAAGAGAGTAAGGCCAGCCAACCCAACACCAGCTAACGCATATAAAGCGTCTACCATTATTCTAGAGGGTTAGCGGAAATATCTACGTTAGCATTATTTAATAGGTTCTCAAATATTTTACGTTCTTCTGATAGTAGTTCTTCCTCTTGAGGAGTTTTACCAAGTAGAGCCTTATAAATCTTCCGCTTTAGATTATAGCCTACTCTTTCCCCATTAATAGTTATATAACTTAAACACATTTCTCTAAGTATATACAACTCAGAAATATATAATTCTATCTCAACTGGGTTATTATTATCAGCCGTAGCTAATATAACTGCACCTAGTTTATCTAGCATATTAGCTGGCACAGGGATTAAAGCCTTCGGTACTAAGGGTCTAAAGGGTAGTGGTAGATTAGCTTCTGGTTCAATTAACATTGTTACCGAATCATCTATGAACAAAGCCTCGTTTCTAGTAAGAGAAATTATCCGAGTGCCTTCTTCTTCCAGAATATTATCATCCCATTCAGCGTGATTCATGCCATGTACTCCCTACCGTAGAATTGCATCTTGCACATTTAAATACTACAAACTGTCCTGAATTCTCAGCTATCCATAATTCAATTATGGGTGCATCCTTAGGAGGATGGTTCCCTACTCTGCATCTAACTTTGTTCAACAACTTCTTCAACATCATATCTAACAACCCTATGTTTTTCTTTCTTAACTCTATGTTTCTCTTTATGCACAGAGTTTTGAGCCTTAACGTTTCTACGTTTGATTAGTTTGGAATCTCTATTCTTCGGTTGTTTCATCACCTTTTTCCCACACAAATAAGACTTGTGTTAAAGTATTAGATTGACAATTGGTACACAATAAATCAGGTTTAATGTGTTTTATATCTAGATAAGGTTCTGGTGGATGAAGAAGCATCTTAGTGCCAGCCAACAAAAAGTCTATCCACTTTCGGAATGCAATATCATCTGGATTAAACGTGTCACAAATATTACAATGTCTAATGAACATTGGATTTAAGGTTGGCACAATCAATACTAACTCCCCCACAGTATCTAGTATAGTATTATTATACTTACCTTTCATCATGTTCTAACTCACGTATGAGATTGACCATGAACATGGCTAAGATTCTTCTGAAACTAGCCACGTTTCTTTGGCGAATCTCAAGGTCTGGTTCTAGATGTAACCCCACAAAGAAAGACCCTGCTAATGTGAAACCATTCACAAAGTCACGGGGGTCATCAAATGGATAAATTTCAAATGCTTGAAACTCACCCTTCATTACATTATGAAGATTACTTAGCATCAATTGGAAATAGTTACGCCAAGCCTCTTCAGAATTTCTATCGGCTTCAGACCAATCAATCGGGTCATTCATCCTTATAATCCTCATCAGTTAGATTAGGATTCATTCGTCTTTCAACTTCAGCGATACGCATTGAGAGAAGGTCTAGAGATTGTATTACCTCATCAATTCTACCATCTACAGTTTTGTAAGAATCTCTAAACTCTTCTCCCAACTGTATCAGATACTGCATTATGTTACTCATAGATAGTAGAACCCTCCTCTTTTAGAGGCAGATGCCTAGTGTTAGTAAGGCGATGAGGAACTTAACGGGGTCTAGGATATTCATATCCTGCTCCTTTAATTAAAGTTACCTCTATTATAACACACATTAAAGAATCTGTCAACTCTTTAACTTGAGGCTACTTCAATCTCATCCTCATCTTCAGGTATGCGAAACTCCTCAAGAAGATTAACTAAGGAAGCACAAGCATCAGCCAATTGTCCTGTAAGTTCATCTAGTTCTTCGTTAGTTACTTGACGGTCTTTAAGAACGTTATTAACTCCTACCCCCAAGCAGGCGAGTTGACCATAGAATTCTTTGGCATCTTTACCCAATGTTTTATTGAGCGAGATAAAAGTTAGGAGCAAATTGATATAGTTAGTTAGTTTTTTCATTAGACCGATACACCTAAAAATTCGTTGGGTTCCTCAGGTTCTTCTTCATGGCATTGCTCACAATCGCATGTCATGCAATCACACTCACGTTTCTTTCCAAAGGATGCTTGGTCACACGTACATTCCTCACAGGAACAATCTGGGTCTTCGGGCCATAGTTTAATTTGCATTATTATATTCCTCCTTAATCCGCTGTGCCAAAGTTAAAAGCTATAGCTATTCTTTCCTGTGTACTCTTTAAACTATTAACTCCATGTAATACATCCCCCTCAAAAACTACCAGCTTATTCTGTACAGGTTCTATATAATGTTCTAAGTCTGGGAAAACTAATGCTCCCGAATAATCACTAGGTATCTCCAAATAAAATACACCACTCCAAGCTGAAGGCCAGTGCGTATGAAATTTCGTAGACTCTCCTTGGCAATATAACAATCCCCACATGTTTGCGAGAGCAATTGGATTGTTCCCCCTTTTCCCTTTAGATATATGTTCTACCCTTTGAATAATCTCATAGCTTAACTTATCAAAGCCAGGGTCATGTTGCATTATCCAATCGGTCATAAAGGCTTTAACATTTGATGACCCATAGGGAACACCTTCTCCTCTATCCTTGAGGTTTCGTATAGTCTGAATCAAACCGTTATGAACTCCAGGGGAAAGGATTATCTCAGTTGTATAAATAGACTCCTTTTCCTTAGAATTAAACTCTTGACGCTCTATAGGTTTTTCTCTAGTAGTCATATACTTTATCTATATCTATAAGACGTATGACGTTCATCTGCAACATCAAACCCTAACCATAAATTAATAGAGAATCTATTATCTTTAAAATCTCCTTCATGTTTAGTTTCATCAACTGCGTGTACACATTGATTGGATTGAAATAAGATAGCCCTATTATGTACAGGCTGATATGGTAGTTGGTCTTCGATAGTCTCTCCAGTAAGAATCAGTTCCCCCCCTACAAATTCTTGGGGTTCTGTATTCAAATGCATAACTAATGTAATTACTCTTCCAGCAGCAGTAGCTTCTTGAGAGTCCACATCTTTATGCCATCCATAAAAATCACACATCCCATAGGAACTTAGTACGGTTTCCATATGGGAAGTTTGGTTAACAATAGGGAATAGGCCAGGAAAGGTACTCATAGCGTTTACAAAAGCAGGCTGAACTAAGGCTGTTTGTAAACCTACAAGAAGTTTACTAGCGTGTCTGCGTCCTTCATAATAGTCGTCTAGAAAAACTAGCTTATTNNTNCGTACTACAGTNCGTAAAGCATGACGATTAGAGTTACAGTCGTCACAACCATCATCATATCCATTTGCTTCAGCCTTTATTTGAGCCTCTTCATATATAGGCTCTAACCATTGCGCTTCTGTTAAACAATCTCTAGCTGCTGGTGTGGGTAAGAAGTTTTCTATCACAACGTGAGGACTGGGCAATTCTTTATACTCTATCTTCTGCATATTATTCCTCTAGGCTTTTAATCTTTTTCTAATACCTTCATTCCTAATGCGCCCATTAAAGTTACGCAACCCGTGGTTATCTCTGTCTTTCCTTCCAACAGAGACATTCCACCGAGTCCTCCTAAAATTAACATGACTACTAATATTTGTGGTCGCACCTTCTCCATCCTTATTACTTCTTTCCAGTGTCTTTAGCCCAAGTCCAAGCATCTACTGATGCAGGGTGTGTGTGGTAATCCACGTATCGTTTAACAAGCCGTTTAATACAAGAGAATATTGTTTTCACCGTGTGTCCTTATATATTAGAGTTATAGAATTCTTCTAGTTCTTTAGATGCGTCTTCTGAATACTTTTGCACCTTTCCAAGTCCTTTCTTCCAACGGGATTCTTTCTCCATCCAGCCTAAGAAGGATTTAGTTATTGGCATTTCAGGAGAGTTTCCACCTTCTACCACTCCACCTCTGTGCCAATCTCCAATTTGTGGGGGAGTTAATGCATCATCAACATGAGCAGCCCCTAGAGTTTGACCAGCTTCATTAACTACCTTTGGGTCTGATGGTATGTAGAAGGGGCCAACCGCACTTCCTTCCACTACAGGAACGTATCTACCAGTTTCAGGTTCGGGTTGAGCAGGCCATCCCATTCTCTGAAGAAGACTAGCGTGTTCATGTTCCCTTCCAATTGCATTATAGAGTGTAGGGAAATCATTCAAGTCTTCCCCCTTCTGTAGTAAACCTTCTTGTTCAGCAAAGGCTAAGAAAGATTGAGTAAAGTCCACTTCATTATTTCCATCAGTCATTAGATGTTCGCCCCCAAATCGAGATTCTTCTTTATGAATTAAACAACTTCCATCTATACAAGTATCGACAGCACCATTAGCTTTAAGAATATCAAAGCCTGCTGCTTGGTTCACGCCCTTTTCACACACAGTAACTTCAGCAAGTTCCATATCATCGACTTGCATTATCTCCTGCATTCCCTTCTGTATCATTTGGGTTTTAGTAGCAGAACCAGCAATACTATAAGATTTAAGTTTGCCCTCAGTTACTTGTTCCATGACTTTCTGAGCAATGTTTGTATCATCCCTGAGTTCTGTTATGAAAAACAAACCCTGTTCATCTACACCACTCTTAAATATTTGCCCACCTTGAGAAATGTAGGCGGGTAAAGCCCAACCTACTTGGACATCAGAATGCAGAACCATTGCGTTCCTAGTTCGGAAGTTTTTCATATACTTAGTGAACGCTCTTTGCATTGCATTAGTAGTAATTAAATGGCCTTCTCTATCTACTAATTCGACAGAAGCAGGGCCACCTACTACCATAGGTTCTTTGTCAGTCAGTCCTTTTTTAAGAACTGCTTTAGAATAAGATTCGTTATCAGGGAACGCTCTAGATAAAGTTAGAGTTTCAGCAGAAGATGCTATGCCTGCTTTAAACAATCGTTTGTATTCATCTAGTGCAGACCCAATATCTTCTAACGTAGTCCTTCCATCGGTGGCTTTCTCTAGGGGAATTATCTCAGCATTCTCTTCCACTAGCCAATTCTGTAATGGGGCTTGCCAATTACTAGGGCTTGGAATTTCACCTATCGGTGTATTGATGGTAGTCATTATCCGTTATGCAATCCCCAAATAACACCACTTACTGTTGGGGTTCCTGAAGCTGAGATAACAGAAACATGTGACCTAAAGTCTAGAGGCCATACAGATTCAAAGGCTTGTCCAGCGATAACTGGAATACCAGTGGTAGCAGTTGCAGTACAATCGAAAGCTACAAATACAACTTCAGCCGATGTTCCAGATTCATTTCTAATTTGAATACCACGCATAGTAGTCATTCCCATCCTACGATAAGAAGAGGAATTGTTAGCAGCCCCCGTCCATTCATATCCTATACCTTGGTTTCCATCTACATAATCAGATACAGCTAAAGTATCTTCTCTAACCTCAAACATCATATCATCAGTATACCAGTTAATATTATGTTGAGCAGCACTAACTACATAGACTCTATATACAGCACCAGCCGTATCGCCAGGGATTGTATAGGAAGCGGAAATTCTTGCAAAGCTAGTAGTTAGGTTTGTGTTAGCAGAGGTAGCCAGTTCGGTTCCAGATGCATCAGTAATCTGTATCTTCACACTTCCAGATGCAGAAGCCCCTCTTACATAACAAGATGCTGTAAGATGTTGGGGAGTTTTCTGTACTGCTACAACATTGCTTTCCCAATAAAAACCTTCCGAAGCAGCGGAGTTAGCGGGGTTAACCAAGAGAGAAGCAGCACCTGAATTAGCTTGGCCTGTATCTCTAGCCACAGCAGACCCAGTAGCAGTAAACATTCCTACCCCAGTACCTTCCACCCCTGGATTTTCTATCCAGTTAGTGGCTATAACTTGTGAAGGAATTGAAAAGATTGTAGCAGCAGTTGTAGAGGTTGCGGTTCTGAAGGGAGAATACTTTGTAAATGGATGCCCACTTGTCCTTGTAGAGGCATCAATCTCCCACTCTCTGTGGTCAACGTGTCGTTCATTCGCCATAAAAATATCTCCCGATTATTTATCCCACCAACGTAAGATTGCAATGAAGCTTCCCATTACTGCGGAGGTATGAAGAACCAATAATCCTAGAGCAATGGCTCCTGTTTTGATTCCGTACATCTTGCTTCGCCACGTTCTTACGTCTTGTAAATCTTCTTGTATGTTCTCAAGATTTCTACAAATAGATTCATTCAAAGCCGTTTGGCTTTGAATATAGTTGTCAAGTCTTTCCATATAAATGGCAAGTTTGACGTTTACATCATCATCTATAGACGTTGACATAAGGAGAAAAGAAGGGGAGCCTGGATAAGCAAGCCCCCCTTCCTTCGGATATTAGGCGTTCAAGTCCATGATTTTGGCCTGTACCCACATGTTCTTGCAGCGCATTTCTGCCATCGTGTACAACAGTCCACGAACTACAAGAGCATTAGCTGCGAAGTAGTCACGGTTCTCAACGTATTGAGTAGGTTGAGCAACGGCAATCTCTAGGTAATCTGTGTCTAGAACATAGATGTTGGAACCTAGAACGGCATCGTTAGTGGCTACAGATTTAGGCACATCCGCATCGGGTAGGATGGGAATACCCTGATAGGTGGCTAGAACCAATCCAGTGCGAGTACCAGGGAAGGTACGCTCTGAACCTACGCCAACTTGGAATTCTTCCTGCCCCATGTAACGCTGGCTGGAATTAAGCAACCGCTCCAAATTGAAGTACTGGTCGTGTCCGAGGAGGATGAGCTTCGGCTCTCCACCATTTTCCCGTATCTTCTGAATGGCTGTGTCCAACAAAGTTAGAGTCAAAGCCCGTCCAGTACCAGAGTTGGAACCAACTGAAGCAGCAGCATTCCAAGCACCAGCAGTACGGTCATTCAGGGTAAGGTCATAGGCCCGTGTCCGAGCCTGTCCACCACCAACAGCCATAGCATCTTCCGATACGATGTCATCAATGGAGGTCATACCAGCCCTGCTATATACATAGGCTACGTCACCATCAGCAAATGTCGTTCCAGTCGCAACCGTTACAACACCAGTAGAGGTGTTAACAGCGGAGACTACAGAACCGCTAGTGCGGTCATGGCCCGAAGCTGAAGTGTCGAACTGTCCAACGGCATCGCCAACCTTAAAGTGTTTGGCAATAGCAGCGGGAACTGTGAAGGTAGTTGTAGCTCCAGCGGAAGCTAGGTATGCTGCTCCAGCCAAAAGCTCTTCGTTGATTTCCTTCACATGGTCTAGTTGAGCATGTTCATTCTCCATTGCGAGAACATCCCCAATACCGCCTTCCAACTGTGCGGTGAAGACGGACTTCACGGATGCACCGAAGGTCGTTGATACGATACGAGGCAAGCTCGATACCGTAGCAATATTGGAAATGTCCACTGTTGGGAGACTGCCAGTTTCGGTTACTGGGCGAGAGCGTCCAGAACCACGGTCAGTACGAACACGCCAACCAGCGGTGTTGCCCCACACGGTACGTGGGACTGCATTGAAGAACCTAGTTTGGTTGTTCAATGCCTGCCATACTTTACGTCCATAGGTGGTATTGAAGATACCAGTGGCGGTATCAACAGTAAAGTATGACTGTTTCATCAGGTATTCAGGGCCGAAAACCGATTGGTACAAGCCCCGTTGAGATTGTGCTAGATATTCAGACAATGAGGGATTAGCCATCTCTTGTCCTCCTTTTCTTAATTAGTTTATTTTAGCCTAGGAGTTCCCGTGGGACTCCATCAGTGTTCCCCATTTCGATGTTCTGTTGCAAGCGTCTAAGCTCACCATAAGATAGGTCAGCCAACTGCTCAACAGTATCCGCACCAGATTGAGCCTTCTGTATGATGGACGTACCATCAACGCCCAAGCCATCACCAGAGGTGAGGGTGGGGGCAACAAGGCCACGCTCTTCACGGAAGCCCATCTTCCTCAAACGGCCTTCGGCCTCATTGGAGACAGCCTTTTCCATGTTCGCTTCATACGCAGCAATCTGCTTTTTAAGGGCATCCAACTGCATCTTCATTTCGTCCATGTCATCATCGGGGTCTGCGTCTTCGTCCTCGCCTTTCTCTTCTACGGGGAAGTCTTCCTCTTCATCGTCCTCGCCATGATTTTTAGAATACGCCATTCCTTTCTCGCCATCCTCATCTTCTTCGGCTTCCTCTTCTTCTTTCTTCAAAGCCAAGATAGCAGCTTGGATAGTCTTCTGTTGGTCTTCTATCTTAGTTCCAATAGGTGCGCCTTTCTCTGAATC